AATGACGAGGATTCTATAGCCGCATTAAAACAAAAAGGAATTGAAGAAGGCGTCCCTAACATGACGGGGTACACCCAATTCGACCAAAATAACGTCATAGATGGAATAATTTCACTGAATCTGTGGGGAGAAAAATACTCCAATTTGAACGATTTGCGACAAATTACACCAGGCTCTGAAGACCACGGTGCAGATGTCGACTTGATAACGACTTACTTAGATTCATTATACAACACCATTACAGGTTTGTTGGGAGGACTTTTACAAGGTAGCGCCACCACTTTGAATTTAACAAACACGTCTGATAAAATTGCTGCATGGGGTGGTTACTTCTATGATTTACTTGAAGACCTAAAAAGTACTTCTCCATCAGATGAGACAGGTATCATCACCAAACTCACGACGTATGTAAACAACACGTCGTTGTCAGAAACTAGGAATACCAATCTCAAGTTCCTAATCTCACAGCTCACAGTGGCTTACCCAGAATCCATTTTCAACAAGTGGGTTCGAGCTAAGAAGAATGTACCTCTCATGTACTCAAAGCAGAAAACAACAACACTCGATTGTGATGGTACACAAATTCTAGACAAGACGACAGGTTCAAATATGTTTCTGTCAGCATCTTTACCAAACTTGTATCATAAACGCTCCCCAAACTTCCGTAACATCAATATGTATAGCTTTGCTTTGTATCCGGATGAGTTAAGGCCATCGGGTCACCTCAATTTTAGTACGATAAAGGATGCGAGAGTCACCATGGAACTCGAGTACGATGGAAGACATGGAACGTTCGACTTCGATGATAATTATATTGAAGTTTTCGGGATTGAACCAATATATTTTCCCAAGCAGGTTATAATCATAGCAAAAAGTTACAATATGATGATAATCAGGAATGGAGAAGCTCGAATTATTTATTAAACAGAGTTGTTCTATTTGATGCGATATAATCGATGATGTTATTCTTGATACACCATTTGATGAAATTCAACTGCGCCAGTGTTGTCTGAATTTCGTGAGATGTACTCGGAACTTTATACGTAAACTTCTCTGATCGACAGAATGGATCAAAAAGTTTTTTACTGTACCCATCAAGACTTGACTTGTACGCACAATGGACTGTGAAGAGTTTTCCATCATTCGTCTTGAATGAAGTATTGTTTTTCTTTGCATAGTTCGTGATAAACCATTCCAGATTTCGAAGTGAAATACCACTCGATTTATCTAGAACAGACATCAATTTAGTTCGGTTCTTTTCGTCGTCATAGAAGGTGTTTATGGATGATAGTAGAATACCGGATTTACTCATTACCAATCATGGTACTCAAATCTATAAGCTCTTTTGAAACCTCACAACCTGGACACCCCTTGACATACATCTGATCGGGACCATGTATATGACTATTTGTTCTAGGAATTACCCGAAACTCACCACGATTGGTATTTTTCGTATGATGTCTACAGAAACCGTTATACACAGCCTTGTATGGACATCTTCGACCATCATTTTTGATCCCTTTACATATCGACCCTGTGAAAGGTTCTGGTATATCTTTCAAAAGTAACTCAGCTGAAATTCCATGCTTCTTTGAGATGATATCGACATATTCATTCATCATCGCAACAAGTCGTTGACTGACTTCTTCATCGATGAGATCACCAATTTTCTCGTAGAGACTCATTCCTTGTTATTTCTTTGCTCGTAATTTTTAAATAGGTCTTGGATGGAGTCTTGCTTCTTCGTTCTCGATTCTTTAATCCTCTCTCGCAATTCTGCAACTTTCCCCGTATCTTCTAGACCCAGTCTCTTACATTCTTCGACGAGTTGTTCCTTCTTCATGGTACTCAAAGCTGGTCCCAACTTTTTCTTCACTGGTCGATGTTGTTCGATAATCTCACCGAAAATCTCCTGCTTCGTGTTTTCGAACAGTGGATCGAGAAGATCACAAACCGGGTTCAGAAACTTATTCTCGAAGTAGTACAGGTAATCCACTGGGATATTATTCTCCTCGACGTACTTGGGATCTTCTGATTTTTCAAAAGCCCTAGCCTTTGGATTTTCAGTCTTTGTGAGGAGATATGGTACACGATCCCCAGATTGTGGCTCTGACCCGGGTTTACGCTGTCGCATCTTGACCACAACCTGAACATGTGATTGGTTGATATCTACACTGTTCGGACTTGTGATCGATACAGGCATACCATTGACTTTGTAAGTATCTGATAGTGACTGGCTCAAAACGAGCTTATCGTTCGGAACATCACCAGTGAGTAACTCGATCGCTCGCTCCCTGGCGAGTTCTTTTGGTGGCCCTGGATCGTTTGATGTGAGGACGACATCGAGAAGTTCTTTACAAACCTCCCTCACGTGTGGTGTATTATCTCTGCGAACAACTTGAAGTCCCTTGATGTCTATGTAGTCCATGTGCATATTCCCATCTTTCCCCTGTGTCCAAAGTTTGGCGGCATATCTCTTCTTCGAATACAAAAAATAAGGCCAATATACTTTCTCGAGTTCCAAGTTGTTAGGCTTCTTGAAGAGGGCACTACACTCTTCGGCGGCTCTTTCACCAATTTCCCAACTATACTTGACAGCTTCTTCTCCGGTGCGATCACCAACATCAAACTCCACCATGACGGAATCTGTGTCACCATACCTAACCTTGGCACCGGGAAAGTTCTTCTCAACGTAGTTCTTAGTCTCCTCGATCATCTCACGACCACGACATGTCGTAGTTGATGCGATCGGAACGCATGGAAGAATTCCCTTACCAGCACCAGTAAAACCATACACAGAGTTCATAGAGACTTTGTATGCCAACTGCTTACCGTTGTATACCTCCTTCATACCACCAGTCGCAGCCGCCATGTCCCTCTTTGCCTTTTTACGAAACTGCTTGAGCTCTAGAAGAATACTGGGTAAGAGACTAGGAACATCTTGGGCAAACTTGTAGGTTTTGTGACCAATCTTGAATGTTTCGTATTTTATCCCAGGTATATTCCCATAACGCCTTTCATCCATGACATATGTCGAATAGCATAGATTATGGGCCATCATGATCGAGGGATATAGTGCTTCGAAATCTAGGGCTGTGATCGGGGTATAATAGGCACCCTTTTGTGCATCGAGTACGGTCGCACCTTCGTATGGTTCTTCTGGGAGAGAGCCGTACTTGATCGTCGGTACCATGTATCCCAATTCACGAGCCTTCTTCGTGAGCTGACTGAAGACTTTGATTTGCTGCCCCCTTTCAACCAAGAAACACAGGGGTACCCATGTCGCCTTCGCCATCTCCAGGAGGTTCAGGAGTGTACACAACTTCTTCATGAGTTTGTGTGGAAGAAGAGTATCCTTGATACAATACTCCGCAACTTCACCCAATTTTTTGGGATCACCTTCCAGATATCGAGCAAACATTTCTTTTGGGGGCATGTCGATTTTTTGGTCTCCAAGGTACAGTTTCGAGACCTCATTCAATTTGTACGAATCGAGTTTGTACCCCTTCTTCACTTCGTGGAACATATCGAAGATGAAACGTCCGGACATTGGGAGAAGTTTTAGGAAGTTATCACCTAGAGCACTCGAACTCAACTTTTTCAATAAAAGTTCAGTCGGAGTATCACGCAACTTACCCAAATTGTAAAACGATGAAGAACATTTCATAAACATCGCTCGCTTGTAGATATACTCAAGATCGAAACCAAAAATATTCCAACCAGTGATGATGTCTACATCCTTTTCTTGAATGTACTTCTGAAACGCTTCGAGCATTTCACGTTCCGTTTCAAAACTTACCACACCCGGACCCTCTGTTTTCTTGTAGCAGAGACATACCTTTTCATAAGGTTCATCCCTCCCAAAGGTACACAATGAAACTGCAATCTGGAAACAAGCATCACCAGGAATGTCTGCATCCGGAAACTTTCCAGTGGAACTGTTACACTCGATATCAACAGATGCCACTACGAAGGGGGCAATATCATCACGATCCACTGGTTTAAGCGTTGTCCAGTCGTTACACCAGATATCAATATCCACATTAGCGAGATGGGATCGTACACATTCAGGTCCAGTATCAAGCCACCCAGTCGACTGAATTCCCGTTCGGTGCATTAACCTCAGGACAGGGTCTAGGTTAGATTCATAAACATGATATTGTTTGAATGAATCGTTATACATGAAAACAGAATTCACCTTCCGACGATCTGCGAGGGTCTTGAAGTTTAGGCGCATGTACGCAAACTTCTCATTATTTTGAAATCCCCAAACATCTTTCTGTTGTGTGAGACTATAACTCGTCACGTGATCTGGGCGGAGTTTTTCGAGATCATTGTACAGAAGCCTTACCTCTTGTTGGGTTGTACCACGGGGTAACTTCACAAAGAAGTAGGGTTCAAACACTGTCGTCACACAGACAGATTTACCATCTTCAGTTTTACCCAAAATACTGATAAGATGTTCGTCATCCGTGTCTCTCGCCTCCCATGTCAGGGCCTGAAATATCACCATATGTTTATAATGAGCCAAAATTTTAATATCATTTACTAATAAATGTCTGCCGCTTTAATTGAGCTCGTGTCGGTGGGTGCTCAG